ATTTAAGACCAATATGGCAAAGAACAACAGAAAAAGATGCTCTAATAGGAGTATCAATGACTGGTATCGCTTCTAATAAATTAGATGACTTAGATGTAACAGAGGCTGCAAAAATTGTCAAAAGAGAAAACAAAAGAGTTGCAGACTTGATTGGAATCAGTTCAGCAGCTAGATGTACAACGGTAAAACCAGCAGGTACAACATCATTAACTCTTGGAACATCAAGTGGTATTCACGCATGGCACAATGATTTTTATATAAGAAGATTGAGAGTAGGTAAGAATGAAGCTATCTATGGTTATCTATTAAGAAACCATCCTGAATTAGTTGAAGATGAATACTTTAGACCACACGATACTGCTGTTATATCAATTCCACAGAAAGCACCTGATGGGGCTACAATGAGAACTGAGTCAGCATTTCAATTATTGGAAAGAGTAAAATACATTAGTGAAAATTATGTGAAAGCTGGACATCGTGGTGGTATGAATACTCACAATGTATCGGCTACAATATCAGTAAAAGAACACGAGTGGGAAGATATTGGTAAATGGATGTGGAAAAATAAAGAAGCATACAATGGATTAAGTATTCTACCTTATGATGGTGGAACTTACAAACAAGCACCATTTGAAGATTGTGAAGAAGCAACTTATGATAAAATGGTGGAAACATTAAAGAACATCAACTTAGCAAGAATTACTGAAGAACAAGATGATACCGATTTAAAAGGTGAACTCGCTTGTGCTGGTGGTGTTTGTGAAATAGTGTAGGAGAAGTAAAATGAATACAAAATTATTAATGAGAACATTTAAAGTAATATGTTTACTTGGATTGATTCTAATGGTTATGAATAGTTGTAATGATTCAAATCCATTAACATCAGAACCTGAAATAAGATTAACAACACAAGATTTTCATTCAATGATGCCGGGTGAATTACCACAACCAATGATTGTAGGTGGAACACAAGTAGACCCAGCGTGTCCTGATTGTAAGTATGACTTTATGGTTTCATTACAATCAACTGGATGGTGGGGTGGTCACTTTTGTGGTGGTTCATTAGTCAGAGAAGATTGGGTGATAACAGCTGCTCATTGTGTTCAAGGTGAAAGTCCAAACAATATAGATGTTGTTATTGGATTACATAATGTGAATGGAACAACAGGTAATCAAACAAGAGATGTTGTTGATATTATTATACATCCACAATATAGTGGTAATTCACTAAACAATGATTATGCACTTTTACTATTAGACGAACCTATTATGAACTTTGAACCTATACAACTAGCTACATCAGATTCACACGATGACGAACCTGTAATGTCAACAACAATGGGTTGGGGTGCTACATCAAGTGGTGGAAGTAGTTCAAACTTCTTACTTGAAGTGGATGTACCTATTGATGATTCTTGTGGTAACTACTCTAATTCAGATATAACAAACAATATGGTATGTGCTGGTGATTCAAACGGTGGTGAAGACAGTTGTCAAGGGGATTCTGGTGGTCCGCTGATTATGACAAATTCTGATGGGGAGTATGAGTTAATCGGTATTGTAAGTTGGGGTTATGGATGTGCAGACGCTGGTTATCCAGGTGTGTATTCAAGAATCTATCCAAGATTAGATTGGTTCTTTGGATATATTGGTGAACCTGAGACAGAATTTGTACCAGATTTATATGGTGATGTGAACTTTGATGGACAATTAAATGTTACAGATATTGTAACGATAGTTAATTTTGTATTAAACACATCAACACCAACAGAAGAAGAATTATTAACAGCAGATATGAATCAAGATGGTATAGTAAATATCCTTGATGTAATACAAGTAGTTAGTGAGATATTAGGAACAACAATGAGAGAATCAATTGATTGGTTAGAAGAGAACTTTCCACAATTGAAAACAAAAGAAAGATTAAAAGCATTAGATAAATCAATCTATTTTGCTAAATAGGAGAAATGAAATGGCAAAGAAAATGGACAAACATATTTACTCAGCAAAACTTCAAAGAGTCGTGGATGGTGACACTTGTGACGCTCTTATCGACTTGGGTTTTGATACTTGGGTTAAGAAGAGAATACGATTTTATGGCGTGGACACCTGGGAATCGCGTACTCGTAACCTTGAAGAAAAGAAAAAAGGTTTAGCAGCTAAAGATTATGTAAAAGACTTATTAGAAAATTCGGATGAGGGCAAGTTCTTATTAAAATCTCACGGAGTTGGGAAATATGGACGAGTCCTCGGCGAATTGTTCGTTAAAGGTAATGATACTTCAGTAAATGAATTATTAAAAGAAAACGGACACGCTAGTGAATATTATGGTGGTAAGAAAAAAACATTTAATGGTTAAAGGTTTTACTTGTAGTTGTTTTGATTTATTACACGCTGGACATATTCTTATGTTGAAAGACGCAAAAGAACAATGTGATTATTTAATTGTTGGTTTACAAACAGATCCAACATTGGATAGACCAGAAAAGAATAAACCAATACAATCATTAGAAGAAAGACGAATACAATTAGAAGCTGTTAAGTATGTCGATGAAATAAGAGAGTATTCTACAGAATCAGAATTAAGAGATATGTTATGTGATATATGGCCTGATGTAAGAATACTTGGTTCAGATTATATAACAAAGGATAACTTTACTGGTTGTTCTTACGATATACCAATCTATTATCACGAAAGAAACCACAATTACTCTTCATCAAGTTTAAGAAAAAAAATAAAAAATAAAGCTTGACTTACATTGCAAAAAGGTTGTATATTAAGGTATGTATCAGAATATATATGTAAAACGCACAAAGACTTCTTCGGAAGTTCACATTTGGGATGACAAAACAGGTTATTCTAAATTTCAATATAAACCATATGCTTATCTAAAATCACAAAGTGGAACATATCGTTCCTTATATGGTGACAAACTCAAGAAAGTAAACTTTTGGACTGGTGATGACTTACAAAATGGGAGAGTCTTTGAATCAGATATACCAATTGAAACAAGAACACTTGTTGATATGTATCCTGAATCGGAAGAGCCATCAGTAGGACATCGTGAAGTTTATTTTGATATTGAGTGTGAGGTAACAGATGGTTTCCCAGACCCACAGAGAGCTGAGAATAAGATTACAGCTATCGCTCTCTACGACAAAACAATGGATAAATATTCTTGTTTTGTTTTAGGTGATGTTCCAAATACAGATGTGGTTGAGTCCTTTCAATCAGAAGAAGAATTACTACAAAGGTTTTATCAAAAGTATCTTGAAATCAATCCAACTATATTAAGTGGTTGGAATATTGATGGATTTGATATTCCTTATTTATATAATAGAACTGATAGAGTTATGGGTAGACAAATGGCTAATTGTTTATCTCCAATCGGTGAAGTATATTATTCAGAACATAAAAAGAAATACAAGATTGCTGGTGTATCTTGTTTGGATTATTTACCACTATACAAATTATTTACCTATACACAACAATCATCATACAGATTAGATTATATTGGACAACTTGAGGTTGGACTTGGTAAGATAGAATTTGAAGGAACACTACAAGATTTATATGAAACAGATATTAAGAAGTATATTGAATACAATCTGAATGATGTTATTATTGTTAAAAAACTTGATGATAAATTAAAATTAATTGAATTAGCTCGTGGTATATCGCATGTTGGTAGAACACCTTATGAAGATGTATATTTCTCATCTCGTTATCTTGAGGGTGCTATTCTTGTATATCTTAAAAACATTGAAGTGGTTGCCCCTAACAAAGCATTAGATGCTAGAGAGAAAATGAATAGAGATGGTAATCAAAAGTTCACGGGTGCTTATGTTAAAGACCCTAATCCAGGTAGATACGAATGGGTATATGATTTGGATTTAACATCTATGTATCCATCAGTTATTATGTCATTGAATATTTCACCTGAGATGAAGATTGGTAAAGTGAATGGATGGAATGGTGAGGAGTTTATCAAAGGTGTACCAAAAACTTATTCACTTGAGAAGAATGGTAAAGAACAAGGCCATATGAATAATGAAGAACTAAAACAAATGTTTGATAAGAACAAAGTATCCATATCTTCAAATGGTATTTTGTATCGTAATGATAAAAAAGGTTTGATACCTTCATTGTTATCCAAATGGTTTGATGAAAGGGTTGAATATAAAAGATTAATGAAGAAGTATAGTGATGAGGGTGATACAGAGAAAAGTGCTTACTTCAAGAGAAGACAACATGTACAAAAGATTGTACTAAATTCACTCTATGGTGTATTGGGATTACCTGTATTTAGATTCTATGATATTGATAATGCTGAGGCTACAACTGTGACTGGACAAGAATTGATTAAGTTTACAGAGAAGATTGCTAATAGTTATTACAACAATAAACTTGGGGATAAAGAAGACTATTGTATTTATACAGATACAGATTCAGTATTCTATTCAGCTATTCCATTAGTTAAGAAAGATTTTCCAAATGCAGATTTAACGGATGATAAGTTTATGACAGAGAAGATATTAGAAACAGCAGAGGTTGTTCAAGATTATATCAATAAATCTTATGACTTATTCGCTAAGAAGTTTCTAAACATAGATGAACATCGTTTCGATATTAAACAAGAGTGTGTTGCTAAGTCAGCCTTTTGGGTTACAAAGAAAAGATATGGACAATGGATTATCAATGATGGTGGTATCGTGTGTGATAGACTTGATGTAAAAGGTTTAGATATTGTAAGGAGTTCATTCCCACCAGCTATGAGAAAACTTATGACTGGTGTTCTTCAAGACATTTTGGGTAATGTTGATAAAGATTCTATTGATGAGGATATATTAAAGTTTAAGAAAGAAATGAAAACATCAGATATACAAGAGATTGCTCTTCCAACTGGTGTTAGGAAATTAACCAAGTTTAAAGACAAAACACCAAGAGGTGCTGTATTCACAACTATGAGAAAAGGAACACCTGTACATGTAAAAGCTGCTTGGATATATAACGACTTATTAAAGTATTGGGGTTTAAATAACTTTGAGAAGATTAAGTCATCGGAAAAGATTAAATGGGTTTACTTAAAACCAAACACAATGAATGTTAAACAAATTGGTTTCAAAGGTTATGATGATCCAAAAGAGATTATGGATTTCATTAAAGAAAACATAGATTATGATAAACTATTCACGAGAGCATTAGAAAAGAAAATCAGAATGTTTTATGAGGCATTGAAATGGGATATGCCCGTTGATAAGATAAATACATTAGAGAGGTTTTTTTAAATAATGCTTGACTCGTATACAAAAAGTTTCGTATATTTAAATATCTTAAACATAGGAGAAAGATAAGATGCAAAAAAGTAAGTTAGACAAATTCATCTCAAAGTACAATTTAGGTGGAAATGTAAATTCAGTAAAGTGGAAATCAAGTGGTGATTCAATATCAACATCATTTGTTACACCTGATAAATCTTTATTAGGTAATGTAACGGTTGATAAGTTTCCATTTGATGAAGCTGAAATTGGTGTATATCAAACCGACCAATTAAAAAGTTTGATAAATGTGTTAGGTGATGATGTTTCATTAGACTTAACAAAATTCGGTGATAAAGCTGTTTCACTTAAAGTTAAGAATGGTCCTGTTTCTGTGGATTATGTATTAAGTGACTTATCAGTTATATCAGACCCACCACAAATGAAAAGACTTCCAGAGTTTGGAACACAAATCAAACTTGACAGAAGTTTCATTGATACTTTTATTAAAGGTAAAGGTGCTTTAAGTGGTGTTGATACTTTCACTGTTGTTAAAACAGATAATGGTTGTCAAGTGGTTATTGGTTATTCGTCAACAAATACAAATAGAGTTAACATACCTGTTGAGTCTACATCTTGTGATGTTGATAAACCAGTTACATTTAATGCTAATCTTTTCAAAGAAGTATTGGTTGCAAATCGTGAATGTTCATCAGCTATTTTAGAAGTTTCAACTGAAGGATTGGCTAAAGTAAACTTCAAAATCGATGACTATGATTCTACATATTTTATCGTAGCAATGCAGGATGTTGATTAATGAGTCACTCTTTATGGGTAGAAAAATATCGTCCAAAGGACTTATCAACTTATGTAGGTAACGAGCATCTTAAAGAAAAAGTGAAGGTATATCTTGAATCAGAAGATGTACCTCATCTTTTACTTTTTGGTAAAGCTGGTACTGGTAAGACAACATTAGCAAAGATAGTAGTCAACAATATTGATTGTGATTATATGTATATCAATGCTTCTGATGAGAATAAGGTTGATGATGTTAGAAACAAAATAAAAACATTTGCTTCATCCGTAGGTTTCAAATCCTTGAAAGTTATCATACTTGACGAGTGTGATTATCTTACACCAAATGCACAGGCTGCATTGAGAAACCTAATGGAAACATTTTCAAAACATTGTCGGTTCATTCTAACTTGTAATTATGTAGAAAGAATAATCGACCCAATCCAATCAAGATGTCAATCATACAAGGTTGTTCCACCTTCGAAGAAAGAGGTTGCACAACAAATGGTTAATATCTTGAAAGAAGAGAATTGTACATTTGAACTTGATGATATAGCTTTGATTGTAAACGCAGGTTATCCTGATATTCGTAGAGTTATTAATTCAGCCCAAAGACAAATCGTTGATGGTAAACTGAAGATTGATACAAGTTCTGTAATACAAAATAATTACAAATTACAATTGTTAGAGATGTTATCTAATGGTAACAATTTAAATGACATCAGAAAACTAATTGCTGACAATTCCATAAGTGATTATTCAGAAATATATAGATTATTATATGATGAAGTGGATAACTATGGTAATGGTAAACAAGCTGAGTGTATTATGAATATTGCAGAAGCACAATTCCAAGATGTAAATGTAGTTGACAAAGAGATTAACTTTATGTCATTGATAATTAGAATAATGAGGATATTAAAATGAGATTAAAACCAGTAAACGATAAAATCGTTGTAAAACCAAAAGAAACAAAAAATGAAGAAGTAACAGCTGGTGGTATTATTTTACCAGATACTGTACAAGATGGTACATTGATTGAGGGTGAAGTTATAGCTGCTAGTGATGGTATGTATTCTGCGACTGGAACAATGATTCCACTTGTGGTTTCTGAAGGTGATACAATTTTATATAACAAAAATGCACAGAAAGCAGAACATAAGATTGATGGTGAAACTTATATTCTAATGAGTGTAAATGAAGTTATGTCAATAGTAAAGGGGAAAGAATGAGTAAACGATTCAGAGTAGAACATAAAGATTATGTAGATAATCCAACAATGTATATAACTTTACATAATCCACCATACGAAGATGAAGATGTATTAGCTCGTATTAAGTGGAAGGCTAAAGATGTAACAATAACAGAAATGAAATCAAATGAGGTAGATGAATAATGATTACACCAGGACAAAATGGTCAAATGCAAGAACAAATTGACTTTAGTAAAACATCACAAATTAAATGTGAATCTTGTGATGGTTCAACATTTAAACAAACACTATTATTAAGGAAGATGTCAGCTTTAGTTGCACCAGGAGGACAAGAAACAATTATTCCAATGCAAGTATTTGCTTGTGAAAAATGTGGACATGTGAACAAAGAGTTTACAGATGTAGGTGGACTTGAGTAATGCCTTTCTATACATTTAAATGTAGAACTTGTAATTTAGAACAAGAAGAAATGAGAAGTGTGGGTGATGTAACAGAACCACTTTGTTCAGTTTGTTGTTACAATCCAGAAGCTGATGGTAAGTATGAAAGAATGAAAAAAATATTCAAACCTAATGCTAAACCAGCTTCAAAAGATGGTTCGTGGGGATTTAGTAAATGACAATATTCGATTGGATAAATCAAATACTTGTAAAAAAAACTCATTGGAATGAATTTACAGAGGATGAACAAAAGAAGTTTAGTCCATTTATAATCAATCGTTGGTTATCAATGGATAAAGACTTTCTTGAAATTGTGAACTTCTTTCAAAAGTATTCAATTGGAACATTAGAACCACGAGAGGTTTACAAGTGGTATTGTGATATGCTTCCTAAAGGTAAGAGATTTAATAAGTATATCAAAGGTAAGAAAGATAAGAAATACAATACTGAATTACTTGAAATAATGGTAACACATTTCGAATGTAGTAAATCTCAAGTAAAAGATTATTTAGATTTAATCGCAAAAGATGAATTAATTGAAATATTAGAAAAATACGGAATGAATGAAAAAACAATAAAGAGGTTATTAAAGTGAACATAAAAGAAAACGACTTAACAATGACTGAAAAAGACTTAACCATTACCAAACATCCAATTGTAGAACAAATGGAAAAAGAATGGCCTGAAATGACTGGTGAGTTTAAAAGATTACAAAGGGAACAATACGAATTGTTTTGTAG